ATCCCCCGGCTGATGGTTTCACCGCTTAAATCTTTCACCTGGGCTATTACGCTGTCGCACGCAACTTCGATTTTGTCAGACCTCCTCAGCTTCAGATGCCGCTTTTCTGGCTTCTGCGCTCTTATCCGGCTTAAAAGCTGACGCCGCTCCTTCCTGCTCATGCCGTCCAGGTCGATTTTTTCGAAACTTTCCGGTGGATTTGAATCCTCAGATCTCAAACCTCCCGTACAGTTATTGACAGAACTCCGAGAGGACGCGGACGCGTCCTTAAATTCAAAACCCAAATCAACGGCACGTTTCGGAACAATTTTCCACTCTGTCAGGCGAGTTAAGATCGGCGTATCGTCACCAACTTCTGTTGCGTAAACGCCTTTAATACGCACGGTTTCCTCACCGTATTCATTCACGTCTTCGCTTGTCTGATACCAAGCGCGCACGGTCAGATCGTCACGACGCACAAACGGGCCGCCCTGCGCGTTAACATACCCAGCCCAATCTCCTGCATCGGCTGCGTCATGCGCTGCCGCAAACTCGACGCTAAGGCCGTGCGCGGTTTCGCTATCAGCCATCTTGCGCAGCTCGCGGTAAACCGTTACCGGTGCGCCGCCAATAAACTGAAATTGCCGGATATGCCATCGCGCAGCCCATGCAGACACTGCAGGGGCTGTTTCTTTGACCTCTTTTCCACTTTCATCATCCAGCTCATTATCCAGCGCATAGCCGTCGATGTTCTTTGAAATATATTTAGCGATGTAACCCGTGGCGCTGCCCTTATCTGGATCAATGGCTTCGGCATGAAAACGGGCCTTGCGGGCCTTGTCTGTCGTCAGCTCGCTACTATCTTCCTGATACGCATAATCGCGTATAACTTTGCGTACCTGCTCAACCTCCTCCGGGCGCATGAACATCAGCATGTGCCAGTGCGGAGTCGCGTCATGGTGCGGCTCAGCGACGCGGATCCCGAAGATGCGGATATCTTCGCGGTGAAGTTTGGCGCGGATTTTCTGCCATACATTGCAAAGATAACGCTGAGTATCAGCCGGACTGGCTCCATTCCATTTACGATTGCGGTGCCCCGTTTTAATAGTGGCGTGATATCTGGATGGCGCAGTGATCGTATAAAACTCACCCACGAATCCCATTTCATTACAAATATCCTCAAAACCACGAATGCGGTTCATCAGCTCACAGCGGCGGATAGCCGGATTAGCTACGCTGCCGTCAAACTTATCGATAAGGCTGATGCGGTTGCCTTCTGCGTCTTCCAGCTCCATTCCCTTTAAAAACTCACGGGTACGGCGCTTCTGCTCGCGCCACTCTGAAACGGTCATGCTGCTGGCGTATGGGGTATGCTTTTTGCTGACATTAGCCAGGGCGATCTGAAGGTGTTCACGCCATGATGCGGCCACGCGGCGCAGTCGGCCTTTCCACCATTTTTCCGTCTGCATGCGCATGATCGCCGGGGTAACTTCCTCCGGGTCAAACAGCCGGGATGTGACCTTATCCCATAGCGGCGGCGTCTGGCTCAGCTCGCGAGTGATAGTGGCGGCGGTCATGTAGACACGATGCGTGTATTTATAATCTGACTCGTCGCTGGCCTGTGCGTGTGCCTGTACCAGCTCGGCGAGAATGAAATTAGCTACATCTCCGGCAAGCAAATCGACATCGGCGCGCGCCATATCCGGCAGGCGGTTAAAGCGGCGCATAAGCTCCCAAAGTGTGCCGCCCGCGCTGGCCGCGCCTGCCTGCTTAGTGGCATTGCCTGCCAGCAGTTTAAACGTGCCGTGACTCATTTCACCGAGGCGATATTGAGCGTTAACGGTTTCAACGCGTGGCAATGTGCGCTCAACGAAAGTTTTCGTTAAGTACGCATTGGCACGGTCAATACCCTGTGTTTTTTCCAGCTCACTGACCCGGCGCTTTACATCGATCTGGATAAGCGTCGGCTGCTTTTCGAGTAGTTCCTGCGCACGCGCTAAAGCCGCAATCATCTGACTGCGGCTGTGCATTTCCTCATAGGTGGGGTAAGGGCTGGAGATGGCTTCCCGTGGAGCATTCCACGGGTAAGCGTATTCCTGAATCATTGAACCGCCTGCACTTCTTCAGACCATTCAGCGCCTGCTGCCGGATCGAATACTGACAACACAGGAGCTGCGGCAGGCTGGCGCACTGCAATGATCTCCGATGCACGCTTGCTTTTGCCTGCGGCAACGCCAACTGAGCGGGCCACGCTGATGCTGGTGATATCGAAATCGCGAAGAATGCTGCGGGTGTAGAGGGTATCGCTGTTTGAAACGACTACCGGGCAACGCTCCGAGACGTCGAGCAACATGCTGACCAGATTGTGATGCTCATCTTTGCCAAAACCTGCAGAGTGATAGTCCGAGAAAGTTCCGTCATACGGCGGATCGCAGTACACCACATCGCCAGCTTTAGTCAGACGCAGTGTTTCTCGGAAGTCAGCGCAGATGAACGTCGCGCGCTGCGCTTTCTTCGCGAATGCTTCTATCTCGGCCAGCGGAAAGTATGGCTCTGAGTAGTTACCGAACGGGATATTAAATTCACCACGCTTGTTATAGCGGCAAAGACCACGATAGCCATTGCGATTCAGATAGAGGAAATAAGCGGCGCGCTCCAGAAGAGGCAGAGCCGGATTATGGTTGAACGCCTCACGGACGGTGTAATAGCTTTCGCCGGTCTTGTTCTGATTAAACAGGCCGGCCGCAATAACGATAAACGGGCGGGTGTGTTCTTTAATCTGGCGATAGAGGTTAATCAGGTCAGGGTTTATATCCGCAACCAGATAGGCCGGGTAATCGGTGTTCATCATTACTGCGCATGAACCGGCGAAGGGTTCAACCAGGCGATCAGCTTCAGGCAGGTGCGTCAGCAGCTCCGGCATTACGCGGGACTTGTTGCCCGCCCATTTCAGGATCGTGCTCATACAGCACCGCCTTTGGATGCCTTTGCACGCGTTTCTTCCTGACGCATAAGAATTTTATATTCGGTTGTTCTTTGCTCGCGAAGTGGGGAAAGCACAGAAAAGATCTCCTGACAGACAATTATCAAACGGCTATATATGCCCGACATTTGACCTAACTCGCTTATTTCTTTTTGGTGTTCAGCAATTCCTATGCAATCACTAATGAGATCGCGAGTTAATAGGATTTCAGATTTGTATATAGCGACTACTTCGGACACCCTTACACGCTTTCCCTCAACCATTCGCCATACCATTCGGCTTAAAACATAATCCCCGTTTTTTGCGACGGAAATATCGTGAGTATCGTTAATTGAAAGCATTGGATTTCTCCTTAAGTTCCTGACATTCCACGCAGCGAGTCACGCCGTGAATGGCACGGCGGCGCGCTTCGGGGATTGGCGCGTCGCAGTCTTCACAGAAAGAAGCCGCAACACTGACCGGGCGGTTAACCACGCTGGCGATGTTGCGCGCCAGCAGCTCGTCGGCGCGCGCCTGCGCCATGTCCATTGAGTCGGCCATTAGTGCAGCTCCTGCGCTTGACGCTCTAGCTTTTCGGATTCCTGGCGTAATAGCTCAGCAGCCTCAACGTGATTCAACTCACCGCTACTAATTTTCCATGCGAGAACATTCAATCTTGAAGCCATTAATTCTGCTCGGCTGCGGCGTTCATCCAAACGCACATCACGAAGCATTACATCAAGTGGTAATTCATAAAATTCTTTAATTTCATTAGGGGTAGTCAGTTTCATATGCTTTCCTTATTTAAGGCAAAAGAATGCCCGGCGGGTTTACGCCATTGATTTTTGAATTTTATTTACTCAGGTAAAAAACAGTCTGCGGTTGAAAACTGACGAGGTAAAATGCTGCCCCATCGTGCCATCTTATTCATGGCAATAATAATCAGCCTCCTGCGTTGTTCTTCGAAATACTGGAATGGCTTTCCTATTTCCTCCGGCTTAAAACTTTTAGGGCTTTCACGGTTTGCCAGCGTAAGTACGCAGAATTTAAACTCGTCATTCTGATGATTAAAATAACGCAATGCGGCGTTAGCGTTATTGTCACGCATTTGACGCCATTTTTTGCGAAATTCATCAAACGTCATTGGCTGAATTTTATCAACGCGAGCGCCCATCAAATGAATTTTGGAAAAACTGGCGGGCGCGTGTTGCTTTGGTACTTCCCATAAAACTTTCATATTAGCCACCGAAAATACGACGCAGGCGTTGAGAATATCCGGCGCGCTTTGTTGTGACGCTTTTCAGCAGTTCCCGCTGGCTTTTACATGGATGCCACGGTCTGCCGTTCTCGCCCATGATCCAGCCATTGCCGTAGGACATTGACGGACTCTGGCGCTTGAGGTGTGCCGCAAATGAAATCATCGTGCGCCCTCAGCTAATGCCAATCGAAGCACCTAGCCCGCTGATAGCGTCAACGGTTGAGGCTAAGGTCGGGTTAGAGTGAACGCGGGCCTGCACGGTCAGCGCGGCCAGCATCATGCAGCGAATACCAGTGTTTGCGGCCTCCAGAATACTGCGGCGGCATGTTGCAGTTATCCTCTCCGGGTTAGCGGCACTGGCGGCCATGCTTCCGACTTCAGCAGTTGCTTTCAGCACATAAGACTGAAACTTTTCTTTTGCCAGCTCATTAACTGGTACGCATGGCAGGCAGTGCAGCTGTGCCAGCGCGCCGTCTATCAGCGTGGCGTCTTCAGTCAGATCAGTGAGTAACAGCAATTCTGTAACAGTCAGCTGATGAACCTGATCCGGGTTCAGCTTGTTGCGCAGGGTCTGTGCTTTCATACCTGCACGCTGTGCCAGCTCAGCCATGCTGTGCGTAAGCGCAAACTTACGACAGGCGTCGTCGTAGTGATTATGGGTGGAAGTCTTAAAATCAAACATGTGCGAATCTCCCTATTCACTTAATGTGAATTAGCCGCCAATAATGAGCTGAAAACGGGAATGGCCGAACGCCTTACGCAGCTGCTCTTCTTTCCAGCGAGCGTAATAAATGCGAATAGGCCCGCCAGCTCTTTTGCATCCTTTGCGGATAGAGCGAGCTTCAATTGGTAAGCGGGGGTTGTCGCCAGTTGTCCAACGATAAACAGTACGAAGGGACACGCCTTCTAGCTCAGCAAATTGCTCAGTTGTAACGATAGGGGCCGGAACTTTGAAGATTGCGATTTCAGAAGCCATATTGCATCATTCCTCTTTTGTATGTTTCTGCCATTGATTGCCAAAGTTTTGCCGACGCTTGCCATCAATTGCCTAATTCATAGCGATACTAATGCTAATTTTAGTATCACGCAACATAGGAATACCAATTTTAATGCTTAATTCTAATTTTAATAACGAAGCGTTACTAAATAGGATCTGTGAGGTTTACGGTTTCACTCAAAAAGTTCAGCTAGCTAACCACTTCCAAATCGCCGCCAGCTCTCTTCAAAACCGCTATACACGCGGCAATGTGTCTTACGACTTTGCCGTGCACTGCGCTTTAGAAACTGGTGCTGATCTTAAGTGGCTTATGACTGGTGAAGGGGCGGTGAATCCCACTGGAAGCGAACCAGATAAATCTGTGAGGCTGGAGTTATTTACATTAAGCGAGGGAAAACTAACTAAAGTTAGCAATCTAAGTATTGATCAGGACTTATTTGGTAAGCCGCTTAAGAGCGCGGTCTGCGTCAGGAATGAAGGAAAAAGCTACATTGTTGAACAAGAGGCTTCTTTAGCTGATGGCCTTTGGATTGTAGATGTCGAAAGCTCAATCAGCCTTAGAGAGATAACCGTTCTGCCAGGAAGAAAAATTCATGTCGCAGGCGGAAAAATCACGTTTGAGTGCGGCATTGATGATATCAAGCCTTTTGGCCGCGTAATTGGCGTGTACAGCGAGGTGAACTAATGACCGTGCGCAAACTTTCTCAAGGTGGCTGGATAAGCGAGGTCTACCCTAACGGGCGAGATGGCAAGCGTATCCGCAAAAAGTTTGCGACTAAAGGTGAAGCGTTAGCATTTGAACAGCATGCTACTCAACAGCCCTGGAATGAGGAACAAGCAGATCGCCGCACACTGAAAGACCTTATTACCTCCTGGTATAGCGCTCACGGCATCACCCTCAAAGACGGCGAAAAGAGAAAGCTTACAATGACTCATGCATTTGAGTGCATGGGCGAGCCGCTTGCAGTTGATTTTGATGCTCAAATGTTTTCACGCTACAGAGAGCGACGCCTCAAAGGTGACTTTGCTCGTTCAAATCGCGTTAAGGAAGTTTCTCCCCGCACGCT